CACTACCAATTGTATAGACTTTACTTGCTGTTTTATCTTTAATGTATTGGAGTTCATCCCTAATTGAATCAATTCCATAGTCGAAAAGTATTGTAATAGGTGCAGTATGATAAGGTTTCCAAATGGAAGACTTAAACACTTCTACCAGTACTTCTACTCCTACTACTCTACTCTCTTCTTTACCTGCAATCTTACGTTTAACTTTAATCTTCTCTGGCTTTGCAAACCTAAGTCTCAGGCTACTGTAAAAACCAATGCTTTCACCACCAGGCGTTGTGTATTTTTGTCCGTATGGTCCAGCATCTAAGTTCTGACGTATTTGATTACTGCAAACCATCAAGTAATTGTTTTGTGTAATAATGCGACAGGTCTTACGTAACTCTTCACTGAACTCCTTTGCCCTACGCATTCCCATCTTATCACCATCATCATTATCCATCTCAGTTGTGGTGGAAAGTGCCGCAAGTGAGTCAGCAAATACTCCGTTTATAACTTTCATATTTTCTACTTCCCACTTGCGTACTGCACTAAACACCTCAGGCACTCTGTCAGGTTTATGATGATCTTTATCAGCTAACTTTAGTCCGAACATTTTAGCAAATTGAGTATTCAGTCTTGCTTCCGGATCGTGAAACATAATTTCTCCTCCTTGTCGTTGCACTGCTCCTGCAATCTCACTAAGCAATACTGTTTTCCCACTTCCACTTGGTCCAAAGATTTCAACAAGAATTCCCCCAGGTATTCCACCTCCTCTGATCCGTCCTCCTGATATTGCCAAATCCAGTAATGTTGACCCTGTACTAATAACGGTCCCAAAGTTTCCATCTAATTCTTCTTTATCAGATTTTTGTTTTATTACCTTATCCTTCATCTGTTTACTCAGAGGAGTTATATGTTGTTCTCTTTTCATTATTTTTCCAGATCAGCCAATATTAAATTCACATACGTTTCATTGACTCCTTTTTCAAGAAGTTCCTGTCTTGCCAAATCTTTAAAAGTAAAGAATGTGATAGGAGTTTGAGATGTCTTCTCTGCCCGCCAACGAATATTGATCTTTTGTACAATATCCTGAATGAGTATGTTATCCGGTGTTTTTTCTTTTTGGTTATTTACCCATTCGTAAACGAGCTTCTTCACAACTTCTGACTTTGTGGATCCTTTAGCCATAGCATAAAAAGTCAGGTAATTGTGCACCCGATCCGGAACAGACACACCTAAAAGTTTATATCCTTCACGTTCTTTCCTTGGTGGAGTTAAAACCTTAGACTTCATTTCTTTTCTTTTTCATCAATGCAAGCATCCCATATTTCACACTTATCACAGTCGTTAAACTTATCCGTATCTACACCAAACACATGTCCATATGGACAACGATCTTTTTCTTTTGATTCACCTCTTGTCCGTTTTGGCTTTTCTTCTGGTTCTGGGTCTTCTTCTTTTATATTCTTTCTGTGTCTTTCAGGTTTAGGAGTTTCATCAACTTCTGCCTCCTTCTCTGTTTTTCTTTCTCTGTGAAAGGTTTTTGGTTTTTCCTCTGCCTCCGGTTCAGGTTCTTCATTGTGTTCTTCTTTATGAAATCTCTTTCTGCGTTCCGGTTTTTCTTCTGCATCTCTGAGTTCCCCTTTTTCTTCGTCTACTTCAACTCCCATAAACTTATTGGCAATTTCTTCATAACTGAGAACTACAAGTACTTTATCCAAATCAGGCACTTCTTTCAAAATACTTTCATCATATGCTTCCCTGTCAAGGAATTTTATACTTCTTGCTTCAGGAAACGGCTTTCCTTTTTCTCCAATGGTATTCCATTTAAAAGCAACTTCAAGAGTTTTTCCATCTTCCAGTGAAGGAAAGTTTTCATTGTCATCATTTTCTTCAAGTTCATCTGCAAGGACGTTCAAAAACATTTTGTCTGCCATATCCCAAACCATGATGTCATCACTATCGTCAACTGCAATTACAACATAAAGACTTCGTTTCTGTGGGTAATACTCCTTTGTTTCTTCTTTTAGTGCATCTTCTTTAAAACGCTTTTTCTGAAACTCACATATCGGACAAGGTTTCCCAAATGTCTTGGGGCAAACAATACGTTCATTATCTGTACCTACATTGGTGTGAAGTAAGACAGGTCTGCGCCACCACAATGTTCCAGGTTCAGCAATGGGATGCTTTTGATCACTGACAATATAAGGAAGAAAGTCCAGCTTTACTTTCCTTGTATCTGCTTCTACACGATAAGATTTTACACCATTGGGAAGATTCAGATAAGTTGAACCACCTGATGTTTTTTGCTTTTCAGCATCTCTTTTTATTTTACCTCTAAAATCACTCTTGTACTTTGTCATCGTCTTTAGTTTTTGATTTATTATTATAGAATTTTTGCATTAGTTTTCCATTGATTTCGTCAAACAATCCTTTGGCAAATATTCTCCCAATCCAGTAAATGCCAAAGAATCCCAGTATGACATAAAGTATTATTAGAAGTATATCTAAGATCATTTATTACGATTTAATTTATTGCCTATCTTGGTATCCATTCTCTTTTCCTTTTCTTCTCTTTCCCAGTGAATATCTCTTGGCACTTTAGGACCGGAGAAGTACTGTTGACCATTGAGCTTAACAAGATTCTCCAGTGCCTCTTTCCTCATATTAAAGGCACTAACGGCACTGGATGCCATATCAGCTTCATATTTTGCTTCAAGATATACTTGATAAGCATCTTTGTATTTTTTATCAGTAGCAATTATTGCATCTATTGCTTTATCAGTTACCTTTTCAAGTTTAAATTTTTCCGGATTTTCTCTAACAGCTTTATCCAATTCAGCTTTAATTATTTCAATGAATTGTTTAGCTTCATCTGCAGTTCGTCTTGTTTCTGCAAGACATCTTGCATACTTCATAAACAACATACTTTGATCGAGCCACTCTATATCAAGTGCCGAATCGTCTATAAATAAGTCTTTTTCGTAATTCATAATAAAGCATCTAATAGGTGGAGCATATTATTTCTGGCTTCATTGGAAGAAAATTTAAATATTTCTTTATCTATTTTAGTTCTTGTAGCATTAAAATAGATAGCTAATTCTTTATCATTCACTGGTTGATACCTTTTTATGGTATTTTTACTTAAACGAACTGAGTTAATTTCTACAAAGTTTGTCATATTTTATTTGATTTAGATTTCTTTACTTTTCTTACAGCCTTCAATGCCATTCCTGTCATACTGAACATTCGTGGAGGAGGCATTCTGCATACTGTTCTGTCCATACTTTCTACCAGAATATACTCATAACCATTCTTTACAATTATTGTCTCAGGTTTTCTCATTTCTCCTTTCTTGTACTTCTTTATCATATTATACAAAAATTTAATAAATAATTAAGAAAAAATATCAATTTTATTTTTCTCAGCCCAACTCGCATTCACTGGAGCCAATTCTGCTTCAATAGCCAATGGTACTATTATCCAGTTCCAAGCCTTTAATAAATCAATAGTTGTTATTTCATAAACTTTTTTAAGGATAAGTGGTAACTCATCTGGAAGAATATCAAATAACATCGAATCATGTATTTGTCCTATAAGCCTACTTTCAAGTTTATTCTTTTCAATAAAATTTGTCATTTCAGTAAATGACCAAAGCAAACAATGAAAAGCACTATTTTTATGAATCACACCATCTGCAACGAATTGATGTAATGGATGATTTACAGACATTGTAAAAGTATGTTCAATTTTATCCAAAATTTTAATTGTTTTTATTTGATCATATCTATATATTTCTGAATAAACTGAATTTTTTAAAATCATTCTTTCAGCAGTATATTGAAAACAAAAATTTCTTTTTTTTAATAAATTAAAATTTCTTTTATCAGTAATAAATTCATTAATTGATTTATAATTATTTCTATTAATATTTTTTATTCTTTTCAAAATTGCATTTTTAGGATATTTTCTTGGAGATTTTGCATTAAATTTATTATAATGAAATCTAAGTATATTGCCAGTTAAAATGGAATCAAAACCAAGAAAAGATGTTAAAATTTGAACTTCTTTCAATAATGAAATATTACACATATGTAATGTTTTTTCTTGCCAAATTCCTCTTGCACCATCGGATAACCAAAGACCTTCCATAAAATCTCTTTGATTTTGTATTGACATACTCCATACACAAAAAGGAATGCATTTTGTATGTGATTTCCATTTATAATCAAATCCATTTGCTTTCAAAAATTTGGCAAAATCTTTATTTTCAATAAATAAACAATATTTTTCATCTTTATTTCCTTTTGCAGGAATTACTCTCCAATGTACTCCACCATATGTTTCTTCATTATATCCTTCATTTAATAAAAATTGATATATTTTTTTAAGTATGTCTTTTTTTATTCTTCCAACAATAATACTTAACATATCTCTTCTTGTATGTAAGCAACCATCTCCAATAATAAAACCAAAAACAAATGCCCAATTTATTTTTGATGATGCCTCAAAAATTATATTAGTTTTTGGTAAAGCAACAAAATCTCCAACTTTTAAATTATTAAATGAAATCCATTCATCATTTTCATTTTTTAATTTATGTCTAACATCACATTTTATTGTTAATCCAGAATTAAGTTCAATTTCTGCCAAAGTACTTTCCCCACGATCTAATCCAATAGCATCTGCCCAATTAAATCCTGTCCATATTTTTATTTTTTTATTTATTAAATATTGTATTTCAATCCAACCATGTTCAGTTAATACTTTGGAATCTTTTTGTAAACAACCTTGTACAGGTAAATTGATAACTTCATTTTTTGTCATCACACCACTACAACGAAAACCTGTCAAAGAATCAAAGTATCCATACTTCCGATAAGTATTCCACCAACGTTCCTTCCATCTGGAATATTCTTCAAACCTGTTATTCCAAAAATCATCTTCGATCTTTTCTATATGTTTTTCAAACTGTTTAAGAGAAGTAATTCCTTTTGAAATTAAATGATCGCTGAGAAACATATTATCAAATTCAATCCCTTCCCCTGCTTTCCACCTACCTTTTCCAAGTTTCCCCCATCCACAAGCCATGTTCTCAGCACAATTCACAAAATAATCACCATAGAACTCAGGAAACACAAAACCATTCTTTGTAGCATTTCGTAATACCTTATGTTTGTTTGGATCATATTTGTCAATTTTAAATATCTGCTCGGACATATCAGCATGCATATCCGCTTTATCCTTTATATACTTTATAAGTCTGCTATCTTTATTATAGCAAGCACTGATACAAACTTCTAATTGATGGAAATCAATTTCAAGTAACTGATGATTTTGTCTTGGATAAAGAGCTCCTCTGACCATTTGCATTGTTTCTTCATCACGCTTTGGCACATTCTGAAGATTCGGAGAATCCGATGAACTGCGCTGTGATTTAACTAAATGCAAATTATAAAATGGATGAATGACACCATTAACTTGTTCTCTTAAATAAGAATCCAAATAAGTATCTCTTACTTTTTTAAGTTTTCTTATTTCAAGTAAAATATTCAGTTCAGGTATATTCAATTGCTTCAATGTTTCTTCATCTGTTGAACCCTGGCCAGATGCAGTTTCTTTTAAAATCCTTATATGTTTAGTCTTATAAAGATAATTGGCAAGTTGAGTGGGACTGTAAATATTTACATTACCTTCCTGGGAATCACTCCATTTTTTATAAAAAGATGTTTCTTTAAACTTCTTTTCCAAGCGTTCTATCTTTCGTGTAAGATGTTGTTTTTTATTTTGAATGTATTCTAC